AGGTATCCCAATAAAATTTTGATATTCAAGCCAATTAATACTTTTAGTAAACCTAGACATTGTTCTAATTTTTAATTCAGCAGTACAAAATCTAGCTCTTACGTTAGGAAGCATCTTTCTTAAATGAATCAGTTTTTCAAAAGGCTCACCATTTCTAGCAGCAGATTCAAAGTCAACTACTTTAAACTTTGGGTCGTCACCAGTAAACTCTAGCCAATGAATATCAATACCCCATAAAGTTTCACAATCGTGGACAAACTGTAATGTTGCTTCATCCTCTTTGCCTGTATTTGCAAAACATACGATAGCATCATTAGGTAATCCATTGTTTGATTGCAATACTCTCCAAAGCATATAGGCTGAAGTTCTACCGCCAGAAAATGAAATGCAGGTAGGCTCATCGATAATAAATGGGTCTCTCATTTCCACCCCACTATTGGCTTTTCTTTCATTTCTTTTTTAAACCAGTCAGCTTGGAATCCAGCCCATCCTCGATCGCACATTGTCTCTATTGCTTTCGTTAATGGTATTCCAGCTTTGTCAGCCTCATTCCTTAATCGTTTCATTACCAATTCAGTAAGTGGTGCTCTTTTATTACTTCTTAGCTTTTTGAAATCTTTCCATAGTTCTTCAGAAATATCATCAGGACGCTTTAGCGTAATCTTATCTGTCTCTTTCTCTCCCTCTCTCTCTGTCTCTCTCTCTGTGGTAGCAACCTGCAAGCATGGTGCTAGCATAGTGCTAGCGTCAACAAAAAAGCCATTATCAATCAATGGCTTAAGTCCTTGTTCAATATCTTTGCTAGCAATATGCAAGCGAAATGCTAGCTCATCGCTAGCTGCATCAAAACTACCGTCTTTTGACTCACTTGCAAGCAACCAAAGTAGTGGTGCTATCGCCTTGCTAGCAATAGGTAAACTTGCAAATATCCTATCGTTTAGCAAATCTCTATGTAGCTTTATCCACGGGGGATTGCGATGACTGTAATGTTGGAACTTATCCCAATTCTTAGGCTTTAAAATCATGGCTTTTCCAATAAAAAAAGCCCTAGGTGAGACTCTCATTCTTGCGAATGTCGGAGGACTGGTGAGTAACCAGCAGAGTCCCATCTAAGGCTTACTCGTTGTTTGTGCCTCCAAGCACAATTAATACTATAGCGTAACCTGTCTTTGTGAGCAAGTACGACAGATATTGCTTTCGACAAACTGTATAGCACTTCTTGATCTTTTGCAAGACGGACATTTCTGCATACTAAAGTTATATATCGTTTTTACTTTGGTAACGGACGTTGGATTTACAGGTTTTGAAACTTCGTCTTTCAATTGGCTGACCTCGTGGACTAACGGTAGGTGGAAACGTCTGTAACGGCTTAAATGGTGGTGCAGTTCTAGGTGGTACTAGATCAACCTTATCATCTATTTCAGTAGGTTTAGCCTTAAAAATAGGAAAAAATACATCGCCAATCTGGTTAATACAATGCAATTTAGCTAACTTTCTAAGGTCTCGTATTAGGTTCCAAGTCTCAGTAGCACCTAACATTCCATGCTTTTCTATTAACCTTTCTATCGTAATACCGCCTGATTTATTGACTATTTCGATAAGTTTCTCTCTGCGACTACCTATTCTGGGTACGTACATAAAATAATTTCTAAAGTTGTTGACAGACAATATTACATCGTTTAATGTTGAACCGTAGCAACACAATATCAACCCACTAGGAGAATACTATGAAAACAGAAAAAGTCCGAACCATTCATGCAGGTAGCCCATTTACAGACACATACGATCTAGTCGTTGAAGTCTTAGTCGATGGCAAATGGACATACTATCAAGGATTCAATACACTTTCTAACGATTATGCATACACAGAAGCTAGAGCAGCAGAGCGAGCAGCAAAGGCTATTTATGAAAACTAATATGCATAATTGGGAAATTGCAGAGATTGTCTATGCTTTGCGGTTACTGACAGATAATTTATATGACAAACACTTTAACAATGTCCCTAGTAAACTTAGTGCAAAAGAAGAAGAAATATTTAATATAGCTTGCGAAGCATTACTTGTCGCACCTAGAGAAATTCACGAACTTGTTAATATTTTAGAATCGAATGATAACTATGAATAAATTGCTCAACGCTAATGATTTCTTTGCTCGTCATCCAATACTTTGTGGTGTAATATTGCTTCTACTCTACATTTTGGCTTGCTCAATATGACCGATGAAAAGAACATTCTGTATAAGAAAGACTACGTTACGGCTGCTAAGACGGACATTAGGAAGACTTTTGCTAAATTTAGAAAGGAGCAAAAACAGGCTGAGAAAATATCAACTATTGAGAAAACACAACCTACCAATATTGTTCAGTATAAAAAATTCAGATAAATAGGAATCTACTATGAATAACGACTATCAATTGCAAGAGCAGCACGAAGAACAGCAATGGCGTGTATATAGCAAATTACAAAAAGCCAGAGTATTACTACAAGAACTTCCGCTAAAGAAATCAGGCTTTAACTCATTTGCTGGCTTCAAATACTTTGAACTAGCAGACTTCCTTCCTAGCATTAACGTCATCTTTGACAATCTAGGTCTATGCTCAGTCTTTAGCATTAGCGAAGGTGTAGCAACCCTACGTATTTTTGATTCAGAGCATGGCGGTGTAATTTATTTCCGAAGCCCTATTGCTGATACTGTATCTAGAGTCGTAATTGAAGGTGGCAAATCTCCAGCAATTCAGGCTTTGGGCAGTTTGCATACCTATTTAAGACGCTACCTACTGATAAATGCTTTGGAGCTTGTCGAGAATGACATAGTAGACGCTACGATCAAGAAAGACGAACCAAAATCATCCAAGCCTATTACTGTAGATGTATTCGATAGCATGGACGCAAAGACTCAGGAACTAATTGAGGATATTGCTGCCGACGTTCGTATGCTATTGGTGAAGGACGATGTAGCTGGAGCTATTGAGTACATTAATCTTCAGGAGTTTGACGCAGACTCTAAGACAGCATTCTGGAGTAGGTTAGATAGTAAAGAACGCAGCGCAATCAAGAAATTTTCAACAGGGAAATAATATGGAATACGATAATCGTGATAGAGGGGTTTTATACCGCAATGAGAATAAAACGAGTGAAAACCATCCAGACTATTCGGGTAGCGTTAATGTATCTGGTACTGATTACTGGTTATCTGGTTGGCTTAAAGAATCCAAGAAGGATGGTAAGAAGTTCTTTAGCCTATCGGTACGCCCTAAGAATGACGCAACGCCTAAGCCGGTAAATAAGCCTGTTAAATCTGCTGAACCGGATGACTTTGACCAGTCGATCCCTTTTTGATCTCGCAGCCACACTCCTCCGTGGCTTTAACAGGGGTTTCGACCCCTGTCTTTTTATTCTGGAGTAATTATGAAATTATTAAATGTAATTAAAAAGATTTACGGTATTAACAATGACGCAGAACTATGCCGTACATTAGATGTACCCCCTCCAACTATAAGCAAGATTCGTAACGGAAAAATTAATGTATCAGCAGACATGATCTTAAAAATCCATGAAGTTTTAGGTATGCCAGTTAAAGATATTAGAAAATTGTTATGAAAGTGCTAATGTATGTAATAGCGTTTTTAGGGCTTGTATGGCTGTTTTCTGGCTTAGTTACGGATAGGGTACAAGCATCATATAAAAAAGGCTACAGAGACGGTTTTAATAGCCTTGCTATTGATTCTCAATGCTCTGCATGGCTAATGAACTCTGATCTTAAAGAAGCTAAGTCTAGGATATGCGGAAAATAACAGAAAGTGACATTACGCGATGACTAATGAAGATAAATTTTATGAATGGTGGAATGGCGATGAAATGGCTGACGATCTTGACGTTGTAAAACACACACCTCTTTATTGGGCTATGCAAGGATGGGAAGCTGCATTACGAGAAATGAATAAGATTGCTGAGAAGAATGGCGAGGAACTATGAGATGCGCTAAATGCGAAAAAGAGTTACACGATTGTCAATGTCCGTGGGTAAAGACTTATTCAGGTGGTAAGCCTAACTATACTGAGCCTTGCCCTAGATGCGGTAAAGTTAATCCAGCAGAGATACATACGTGTACACCTAAAGAGTCTTTTGAGTATTGGAATGCTGTAGAAGGATGGGTAACGATTGAAGAAGTTCGTCAGCATTTTGATACTGTTGGCTGCGGAACAATTTATAAAACTGGTGGCGAAGGTCGAGTGCCACTTTATGCTGCACCACAGCGTGAATGGGTTGGGCTGACTGATGAGGAATTATTGGATTTAGCAGACATGGCTTATGTAAACGATTTAGAGCTGCTACAAACCTTACAATCCAAGCTAAAAGAGAAAAACAGCACGTCCGAAAAGAATATACAAATATCGGACAAGAATGACTAAGAATCCTCGTAAACGTAAGGATGACTACGACTGGCAAGCCGTTATAGATGGCAATCGTATAGGCATTACTAACGTCATTGACGGTATTCGTAGGGGCGAAGTAGATGAACTAGAACTAGAGAAACTTAACAATTTTGTTCAGTTTTCGTTAGCGTTAATGCAGTTGTCTGGTCCTACTAAATGGGCGCAAGCAAAGATGAATGCAGAACTGATGCACTACATAAAATCTAATGTCTCATAGATTCGTAGCTGTTGACGTAATCTTGCTATTTCTGCATCACGCTCGTTTAATTTTTTCTGCAGACTTTCACTTAATGCGTAAACTGCTGCAATTTTCTCAAACCGTTGCTTATGATCATCAAGCATCATATTAAATAAACGCTCTGAAGCATCGATCTGTTTTTGCATAAAGTCTGACATAATAATTACTCCACTTCTATTACTTGCCCACGGAAATATACTAAGCCTTCGGAGATGACTTCACATAGCTCCGGAGGCATCAACTTGCCCTGCCAGAACGTCAATACAGCAAATCCACTACGCCAGTTGCGACTATTATCTTCCGCATATTCAAATGCAGGATCATCTATATTAGCCATTGTTCCAGTATCTACACCATAACGAGTACCAGTATAGTCAGTCCACGGAGTTACTTTTAACGAGTGTAAATGACCTGTAACGATAGATGTACCTGATTTCAACGTATTGTTATAGACAGCATGAATTCCGTTATGCCACCTATGTTTAATCATCGTATGCTCGTTTACCATTATTGACGTAGAGAATTTCCACCGTGGGAAGTGATCCGTTAGATTCATCCCATGAACACCCTCAAATGCAGTCCCAGCTTGGGACGCTAGACGAGTGTTAAAGCGCATATCGTGGTTGCCCCATGTCCAATGTAGCTTCGCACTCTTAGATGCGCTCTCAATCTCATTTAGACGGTCTGAACAGGCTTCTAGTTCTTGTTTAACGCTAGGTAATGATTGCCAGCCTATAGGATCATGCCTACTTACTGATGCACCATCAAATACATCTCCGTTCATTACGATCATTCGTGGGGATAATTCAGGTATTAACTGAACGAAAGCCTTATGAGCCGTTGATATAATTCCCGGATAATAATGGCAGTCTGATGCGACCATAATCACACCATCATCCATCTCTACATTAACTCTAACGCCATTACTAGGAATGGTTATATTGAATGTAGGGCTACGAGTATCGTGAGCAGTTAACGTAATAGAAAGTTTATTCTCTATGTCTCTACGTCTTGCGTAAATATGCCGAATATTTAATCCTAATACTTTAGCTACTTTAGACGCTGAATTGTACTTGTTCCATACTGCAATAAATTCTTCGTCAGTCGTTCGCATTAGTTCACCTTACGTGTGAATTCACCGCACCAATCCGTTCGACCAGTAACCGGATAGCAACTATCATAATCGCCTTCAATTTCAATAATCGTTGGGGGGTATCGGTAGCAGTAACCTAGATCATCTTTAGGTTCGCAGGAAAAGAAAGCGCAGCTAATACAAGCTGGCATACAGTCGGCAGGGATTTTCTTAGTAGGCATTTGATCTATATATCATATACTTATTAAGATAATATTACAAATTACATTAAATACATAGATCGTTCATCTTTGCGTCTATTAAGGAGTCCTTTAAGAACCTTACCTGCTGCTAAAGAATACTTTAAGAACTCATCAGCCGCACCGTCAAAGTCACCTCGATTATGCTTCTGACGTAGAGTTGACCTCTGTAGCGTTCCTAGTCCTACGTTAAACGCAAAAGAGACCAGAGCGTCAAACCGCCCTTGAGTAATCCCAGCAGGGCAATAACGTAATACGCCTCGTTCAAAACGCTGCAAATCAGCCGCAAGAATTGCATTGACCTCATCCATTGATAATTTACGGTTCCAGCCATCCGGGATTTCCAGATAACTGCGTTCCTCAAATGGCACTTTAGCGTGATTAGGGTCAATAACATGACCTACACCAACAGTCCACAATCGCGCAGGACAACGGTAAGGCTTTAACCTTACCCCCTCGTGGTGCATTATGGCTTTAAGTGCATTATCACTTACCTTCATTTTTTGCCAAATGCCTGAGTGCCAAACCAGAACGCTATGACAGATGCCCAAATTAACTGAGTATCAGAATCCCATACTTCATCAATCATAATCTTGAATGGCACGTTTTGAGTCCATGCGTACCAGACTCCAGCTATATCAATAGCAACCAATAAGAAGAATAGCCCGTATGTGACCGTAGGACGCACCATAGCGCGAGCATTGATTACCCATTGACTAGCACCCTTACCGATCTCTATATCGTGGTTATAGAGTGCTTTACGCTCGTCTGAAGCAGTCTGTATCTGTATCTGCTCTGTGTGTATTTCTTCAACTCGTTCCTGAGCCTGAAACCCTGCTTTCTGCATCTCTAGCTGCATCTGGACTTGAACCTGAGCCATAGCTAATTCATGCTTCTTGTCAGACTTATCCTGAAAGAAATTAAGCAGACTAGGAAGCCCACCCGATAGAAACGACATAAATGTAGAGAGTAGAGTAAGCATCATTAACCTTTTTATGCAAAAGCAACCAGTTGTTATCGTTCCTGTACTTCTAACATCATTTTTATGCGTAATTCACGCATCTTCTTTGTTTCTTCCATTGCCATAGCAGTAGCGTTAGACATATCGCCGTACATAATTGCCAGCGCAGGAATCGCAACAACTAGCACAAGACACACCACAATGATGGCAAAGAAAACTGCCCACGAAACGTGTGACTCATTCGGATCAGAATCATTACCCATAGGAACCACAATATTATGAAAGCTACCGCTACGATTAACGTCATCTGCTCTGCGATTTTTCTTTTTATATTTGCCCGTCGCCATATTGTTGCCTGTTGCTTCAATAATTCCTGACGTTGAACCTCTGCTCGTTCTGCCTTAACCCTATCGCGCATTACTTCAAATTCTGACCAGATTGCACCTAGTTCTTTTGGAGCCGAATATACGAGCGTCTCTCTTAATTCTGTCTCTAGCCGAATCATTTCCTTCTGAGCCAATATACGATTAAACGCTTCTTGGTTTACCGATAGCTCAGGATCACGAGCCTTCTTAGTCTTTAATTCTTCCTCGTGAACGTGTTTCTCAAGTTGCTCATGCGCTTTAAAGAAGTTTCCCAAATGACCGCTAATGTCAGCAACCACATCTTTAACTTTACCGTATGCGTCAACCAACTCCATACCATCAGACTTAGCTTGTTGATACAGTTCACAACCTTGTTTGATTGCACTTGCAGCCAGTTTCGCAGCAGCAAGAATTGTAAGTGGGTCCACATTACTTAGGTAGCTGACCGTTACCAGCCAACCAGATCATTAGACCTAAAGCACCAGCACCAACAATCCAGAATATCTTCTTAACGACAGAACGACCTACTTCTTCGTAGATACGCTTAAACGCTACCTCAGCAGCACGTTCCGCAATATGGTCAATCTGCTCGTCTGTCAATTGTATTTTGTCCATGATTAGGCTTTCTGAATGTAGCAAAGAGCGTAGTACGGAGGCAAGTTAGCGTTAGTGGCAGAATCACCTGTTGAAGCTATAGAAATGCCTGTGTTTGCGCTTTCTGTAGGCGATAAATTTCTTGATGTTGAATAGCCTGTAGCAGATGAAATTGGCGCACCACCATTATCAGTACCTGCTTGTGCTGAGCCTAATTTTTGTAATCCATGATCGTGACCTGAATCATTAACAGAGTGAGTATGGCTAACAACGATAGCATTAGCAGAACCACCAGTTGCACCTACAGCATACGTAGATGTTGCGCCTACTACGAAGCGGTTACGTAAATCCGGTGTGCCATTAGAGCCATTACATAGATACCAGCCACTAGGAATAGCAGAAGAAGAACCAGACCAAATAATAATGCCACCACTAGGAATACCAACAGATATAGCAGCAGCCACATAAGCAGTCGTAGCTACCTTAGTAGAGTTATCTCCAGCCGATTGCGTAGTAGCCGTAGCTGATGCGCCTAACGCCACAGTCGAGCTAAATACAGCAGCACCAGTACAAGTAAATGCACCACCTACGACAAAGCTATCAGCGTCTGTGCCTGTTTGCTGGTCTTTAAGCTGTGCCATTAACTCGCGTATAGCATTGTTAATACCTGATGGAGCACAGCCCTCAGCTATGTTAATGCCGCCAATATCCGTGTTATTGGATGCGGTAGCACTATATTCACTAATCTTGTTCTTTGCCATGATGCACCTATTGAGTTAATCCGAGTAATCCGGGAATAGCAAATGGAGCAGCAGCCCTAGCTCTTTGAACTGCTTCTGAGAATGTTGGATTTCTAGGAGCAAACATTAGTTTCTCACCAAGACCAAAATAAGGAAGTGTAGATAATCCAGTTAATGCTGCCATTGTAGGATCAACCATACCAGCACCGCCAGTAAGCATAGCAGCAGTCATTCCACGACCAGCAGTACCACTATCAGGAACTTTAGTGCCTAAAACACTTACGCCAGTTCCAGACAAATCCTGCATTGGAGCACCACCACGAGCAAATGCACCTTTACGAGTTGACCTATCAGCCTGACGAACAGAAGCCTCTAATTGAGCAGGAGTAAATATGCCTTCTTCACCACGAGTCTTTGCAATAGCAGTTTGGACTCTAACAAAATCACGATAAGCTGCATCAGCTTTTTTCAAACCATTTGCTTCAGCAGGATTTTGATTCTTCATGATATTCATATATACACCTTGAAGATCACGATAAGCATTACCTAGTAATCTATTTGCTCCAGTTTCCTGAGAATAAGCAGAAGCCATATCACCTAAATCTTGCTTAATAGCCTGCGCTCTACGACCATTCATTACCTGAGTTGTAGAAAAATCTTTCTTCAATCCATCCACATACTTTTCAAATCCATCGCGCAAATCTTTTGGTAATTTAGTGCCAGAATATTTAGAGACAACAGCGTCAAAAGATTGTCCAACTCTAGGAGTATAAGTAATACGTAAATTAGGTACTATATTTTCGTATTGATTCTGAATTTGTTGTTCAACATAGTTAAAAGCATCACGACCTACAACATTAGAAGGAACTTTTAATTTAGGATCAAGATTACTTAATACTTTGTTATATGCAGCCGTATTAAATTTCTCAAATTGCTTTTCACGAGCACCTGTAATAATACGACCAGCAATAGGAATACTTTCAGCAGATTGCTCTATTTGCTGAATACGACCGCCAAATGCAGAACCCGGAGTTAATGGGATGCCTTGCTCACGTAATGCAGCAGCTTCAGGACGAACATTAGGAGCTAGTAAACGACCAGCACCACTTACTCCACCACTAAATGCACCACCAATTAAACCGCCTTTAACTGCTTCCTCTGGTGCTTGTTCCATTGTAGGAGCCATTCCTACGCCAGTTGCAGCACCTATTCCTGTGCCTAATAAAACATCACCAATCATACCTAATCCACGAGTTACTGGTTTAGCTATAACGCCAAGAGGCAAGGCTAGTGAACCACCAACATCAGCAGCAAATGCTCGACCCGGCATATCTTGTCTAAACTGTCCTTGCTGTGCTCTTAATTGATCTCTAATCTTTGTATATTCAGGACCACTAATTGCACCTGAACGTAAAGCAGCTTCTAATTCGTCAGCAGATTGGAGTGCAAGACCACCAGCAGCAGCTCTAACAGTTTCAGCAGTAGGAGAATATGGTACAGGAGCCATAATAGATGGCTGTTCTTGAACGCTCATGCCACGAGCAGCAGCCATAGCTTCTAAGCCTTTAGTTGACACCTTATCCCATTGACCACGAGATGCGTATTCAAGGTCTTTTGTAGAAACGCCAGATAAATCTGCCATTATTTTCCCTTCCTACGATCAAGTTCTTGTTGAGCAGCATTACTTATATCATTTGGTGCAAACGCTGGCGCACTAACACCTTTAGGAGCCGCCCTACCAGCTTTTGTCATAGCCGCTTCTTTTAATAAATCATCTAACCTTTTTGCTTTGTCTCTAATGGTTGCAGGTTTATCGCCAAGCTCAGGGAATAAAGTACGCCTTGTTGATTCAAGCTGTTCTCTTGTATAAGCAGCACCAGTAGCCATTGTTAAAGCAGCATCTAGCATATCAAGTTGAGCAGCTTCCACTCTTTGTCTAGATTCTGGTGTAGCTAAATTCTTTAAATAATCTGATCTTGTAATACCTTTAATTACTTCTCCCATCATATTGGGCATTGCTGCTTTTGGTGTTTGACCTATAGCTATTTGATATTGCTCTAATGAATTTTTAAGTCTAGTTGTTAAATAGCCAGCAGTACGCTCAGATTCACTAGGCATATTAATAGTAGTTGCCCCAGCCTTCTTTTCAGTAATCCTCATGTCGTACAACTTATTTTCAAGCTGCATTAATTCAATTGGAGTTAATGTCTCAATTGCTCTGCCTTCAAACATGCCAGCAGCAACACGACGATCCTGATTCGTATAATCTTGTTTCTTTAATACGTATGCTGTTGCTTCTTTTTCAATATCACGGAGTCTTTGCGTTAGAACATCAGCAGTTATATCTCCAGTTTGTGCAATTTGTTTTAAGTTAGATACAGAATTTTTAAATTGAGGAGGAATTGTTTTTTCAATTCCAGCCCAATCAAACTCTTGTACGCTAATCTTATTAAGTTGCTTATCTAAAGTTTCAATAGATTTAGTAGCGTTTTCTAATATCTTTGCAGCTTTCTCATTACCTAAAAATTGAGGCTGAGAATACGTTTGTATTAGCCCTAAGTTATAGTCTTTCTGCTGCATTAATGGCGTAGCTTTGCTTGCAGTTGCAGATGTAACAGAACTAGGTAGTGACATTTCTCCAGCCGCAACTACTTCTTGTGGCAATGTTTGATCTACTTGTGGCACAACAGTTTGAGCTTGTTGGGCTTGTGGAGCTTTTGGCTGACCACCTTTAGCAGCTTCTTGAATTGGCAATAGCTCAGAATAAAGTTTTAATGCTTCATTAGGATTAGAACGTATGTATGCAACTTTTAAAGGATCATTTGCTATACGTGGGTCATTTATTAAACCTTGAATAGCTTGTTGCGTAGCTGTATTTTGCTGCATCTGAAGTCGCATTTGAGCCAACTTCTGAGCATTAGCCATCTGCTCGATACCGCCTTGATATGCCTGACCTGATGCACCATAACCAGCACCAAGAGCACTCAATACATTTTGCAGTCCAGATCGTCTAGGACCTTGTGAACCCATGCCTTGAGCCAAAGCAGCAGCAGCACCTAACAATCCAGAAATATTAGAACGCCGTGATAATGCCGCAGCATCTTGTGGTTCTAACAATCCTGCATAGGAAGGATTTTCTACACCAAATACATTAGGAATGTAATCATAGATTGCCATACATCACCTATATCAATGAAAATGGTTGTGGACGAGCTACAGTCTGCTGCTGAGGATTTAATAGACTCATGTAATCCATTGGCTGAGGCTGACCTTGCCTAATTTGACCAGCAGGAGCCATCTGCACAGGCTGCTCAGGTTGAAATGCGCTTTGAGCTAAACTCATACCTGCTTGCGCAGTAAAAGGATTTTGGTTTAAATATTTGTTAATACCACCAATATCAGAGCCTAAAGCAGAAAAACCTGAGCTAACACTTTGACCCAATGTTGGAGCCGCAGCTAAGTTTTGACCAGCAAATCCAGCACCAGTACCCATAATTCCA